TTGCTGTTGACTGACGTTGCTAAATTCTACGTTCGTGGTCTTGCCTAGCCGTCGTACTGGTCTGAAATGCTTTGAACTTGTCATCCATCAAGGATGCAATCTGATCAAGCGTAGGCGCCTACGTATTTCCGCCTTTTGTTCGGTGTTTTCCATTTTTGACTTCTGTGTCTTGTGGTTTTCTGTGATTTGTGGTGTTTCCACTTCTTCTGGTTCCCCGATGTCCGCAGTCTGTTCAACTGCCTGTGAATCATCGCCCGTGGCGCCATTCAAAAGTGACTTCAAAGATACAACATTGCGTGGTTCCGCTGGTGTAGGCGTTAGACTGACTTCCGCAATGACCCATTGCTTGATCAGATTGCCGCCTTCCGTCTTGACCCGTTCGACCAAGTGACCAGCCGCGCCCGACGAAAATCCCCATCTTCTTTCGACGGACCATGTCTTCGATTGCCTTTTCGTAGTCTTCGCGCAACTTCATCTGCGCCTGCATCCACAGCCCTGCATCCTTCTTTTCCAGTGCGGCTGTGCCGATGCGCTGGCGTCCAAGTTTTTCGTCCATGCCGTGATGGTAGTACAGCCCGACTTCCTTTGCTGGACCAAAGTCTGTTTCGCCTGTGAAGTAGTCGCCTTCAAGGTCGGTGTCATCTGGACCCGTGAACCGGACCGCATATCCCTTCACTTCCAGACCGCCGTCTTCCAAGCGCTTGATTTCAAGGTCATCACCAAACGTGACCAGTAGATCGTCGATGTTCATGGTTTTAGTATCGTCTTCAAGTTTGGCATACAATCTACGGAACCATTGCATGCCCGGTCTGCCGCCCCACAATAGCGCCGCGACGCCTGCTGGTGATTCCGCATCAAAGTCCAAGAAGCGTTCGTTGCGCGCCCAGAAACGATAACCCTTCCGAATCTGTTCTTCGCCGATGGCTTCGCCGCGTGATATGGCACGTGCAACACGGATGGTCGATGGTTCCAGTCCTTCGCCACCGAATCCTTCTTCGTACAGTTCAAGTCCGCGCCTGTATGCCGCACGAACATCCTGTGGCGCGACTTCCTTCTGCTTGACTGCGATTTCGATAGTAATGCCCGATTCGTCTTCGTCGTCATCGACTTCACCTGCCGCGTAGGCATCGCACACGTAGTCGTTCATCACGTTGTCTTGCCACAGATGGCAATAGCTGTGCGCGTAGTGCTTGCACGTTCCACAGTTGACGGCATCGTCCATAGACGGTCGATAGCTTTCTGGCAACACCTTTCAATTCCTCCGATGCTTCCAGTGCCGCAATCTGGTCCACTGCGGCTTCGCGTGTTTGATGACATCCCATCTGCGCGCCGTCGTCATCCTTGATCACGGCATATTGACCGCCGATTCCGTCGGCTGTCTGGCACGGTCCTTCTTTGATTGAATATGGCATTAGACTACGGGAATCATGGTACAACGACAGTTGATAATTTCTTCTGGTGGTCCGGCTGGATTCGCCCGGGAAGTCAAGCGCAACGCCCATCACGTCGAAGTTCTGATTGATGGCGACCTGCTGACCATCGACAAGGTCATGCGATTCGCGCACGCGACCGTCACGCTGTGACAACCATTGCTTTTGGTTTACACCAGACATTCGGAATGCTTCCTTCTGCCCAGATTCGAAAGCCGAATTGACCGTCGTGGAAACGATGGTCGGAATCCTGTTCGCCTGTATGCCTTCGAAGGTCTGTCTGACCTGTGCCGTGATCCGTTCGATCATGGTCTGGTTGTCCAGTCCCGAATCAACCTGTGCGATCGCTTTGGCGATCTGATCTTCGGTCGTCTGAATGACGTTCACGTACTTCGAACGCCTGATCATTTCTTCGACGACATCTGGCGCAAGTTCACGCACACGCTGTGCCTGTGATATGCCAAGACGTGACTGACCGCGAATCAATCCTTCGGACAATGCCGAAAGTACAGCGTTCCTGATGGCTGGTTCGATTTCCACAAGCGCATCTTCGTATCGGAAGATCTGCGCCACCGATAGATCTGCTTTCAATGATTGCAGACGTTCGATCACTTTGTCTTCGATGCGTCTGAATGCCGATGCGATGTCGCCTTCCACATCACGTTCGACGGCACGCTTGCGCCTGTCAATGGCACGCCATTCGCGTTCCAGTTCTGCTGGCGTGAATGCTTTGCCTGCTTTGCGTTGAAGCCCCGATCTTGTGTAGAACGACTGCCGACCTGTGTTCGGGTTGAAGGTCGGCGTCTAAAAATCGAACGGTGGACTGAATGCCGACTTGTAGTCTTCGCCGTCCTGCAAGCGCGCCTTGATGACGTGGTAGATGTCATCGGGAATGTGGTCTGGACTGAATGGCGCATCTGACCCGCGTGACTTGACCTTGCGTCGCCAAGCACGGATTTCCGATTCGATCGCCTGCGTGTCGTCGGTGACTTCGTCGGTGACTTCGGGTGTGACTTCGGGTGTAACCTGCTGAACTGGACCATAGCCCAAAAGCGCACGTGCTTCGTCGACCGTTAGGACTGGCGCGCCGCCTGTCAGCTGTGCGACCGACTGTGCCTTTTCCACTTCGTATCGTTGCATCACTTCCAGTCGCTTTGGTTCGAAGCTGAATCGAACGCCCATTTTCGCGCAGGAACGTTGCATTGATGCGATGACTGATTCGGTCTGCCTGTGGCAAGATGGTCTTCGTGTAGAAATTGACATCGTCCTGCTGTGCCGTGGCGAAGTTAGCCATGCGCCACTGATCACAAACGAAAAAGGAACGCCAAGCGTGACGGCAATCAATTCACGCTGTTCACGCGACAGTTGAAGGTTGCCAAGATCCTTGATGCCTTCGCCGATCGTCTGGACATTGACGGCATCTGCTTCCACGACCTTCGTTGTCCCGGCATTGCCTTTGCCGCTGAACCATCCACGCCATCCACGTTCGATCCGATCGCGTTCTTCGCGTGGTGTCCCCATCGGAACGCCGATCAGCGTTGCCTTCAACAGTCCGTTGTCAAGCGTGCTGTCCAAGTAGGTCTGCAAGGAATGCAGGACGTCTGCGCCTGTGCGTGCCGCGTAGCCGATGGCACTGCCCGGTCCGACTTCCGTCAGTGGATCTTGCTGGTAGATGGCAATGACATCTTCGACGTCCAACATGGCTTCCTTGCCATTGACCGTTCGCTTGTAGGCGTAGACCTTGCCCGACGTGTCGTGCTGTGGCTGGACCGTGTTGGGCGACATCCATTGAAGCGTGATCAGCTTGCCGTTGTCGTAGACCTTCAACCAGTATGCCGCGCCGACCAAGATCAAATGATGCTTCGGTCTTGAAGATCAAGTCCGACCACCCAGTCATGAATCCCAGCTGTTCCGGGAAGTCGTAGTCGGCATCGGAATCAAACAGAATGTTTTCCCGATTGTTGACGTCAATGACCGTGTACGGAATGCCGCCCAGTGCCGCCGCACGAAGGTCCACACAAGCGCGCAAGAATCCATTGACCCGATACGCTTCCACAATGGTCAAGTGCTTCGCGTTCGTTTCCTGTCCGTGCAACATTTCAGCGATCAAGGAATCGGCACGAAAGTTCTTGATGCCTTTGGTCGGCGTTATCAGTTGAAAAGCCATGATCGTCTTGTCGCCGTTTGTGTATATGCAAGTGCCAAAGACATCACCATGTCGTCGTGCATACCAGATGGCGCATTGTATCGGATGTTGCCCGATGGTAGGCGTTCCATTTCGTATGCTTCCAATTCTTGGATCAAGGCAATGTCGTTGGGAATCTGGATTGTTCCTTGTTCAAACGCCAAAGATAACGATTCGATCGCTTCTGCTTTTGATGACGCTGTCGTCAAGAACGGTCGGACCGGACAATCCTTCACGTCGCAGCTGTTCAATAATTGGTTCGCCCATGCTGTTTGATTCGGCAACGATGACCCGTGGCTTCCACTTGTCGCACAGTGCCTTCAATCGTTGAACCTGCACGTGGTAGTCCACCTTGTTCGATCGGTCGATGGTTAGGACCGCGCCTTGCGCCGCATCAAAGACCGTGAAGACCGTGAAGTCATTCAGCTTGCCCCAGTCCACGCCGACGACGATGTGGCTGTCCGGCGTGCGGCTGATGTCTTCGCGCACGGCATCGCGAACCTTGCGAAACACGCCGCCGCCATCTTCGACGAATTCGGCTTCGATTTCCTGCAAGTAGATCCGTTCGGGAAGATCCGCCTTCATGGCAAGGATTTCGTCTGGATGAATTGCCGGGTTGCTGAATGACGACATCTGCCATCGCATCCAGTCGCCGCCTTCCTTGCGAAACAGTTGCCAGAAGAAGTTGCGTCCCTTCGGCGTCGACAGGAACCATGCTTCACCTTGAAGGTCGGCAAGCGTTGGTCTGATCGCCGCTGTCCATGCGTCTTTCAGATGCCGAACCATCGCCGCTTCATCAATGATGACTGCCTTGTACTTGCGACCACGTGCGACGTCGATGTCTTCCAGCGACCAGAATTCGATCAAGCCGCCACCGATCAGTTCGATGCGCCGTTCGCTGGCATTCTTCTTCTGGACCATTGGCGCAAGCGTGATCGTCGCCTGCCGCCACACGTCCAACAGTGACTTGTAGTATGGCGCGAACCAAGCGACGGGTTGCCCAGCGATGGCATGGCGAATGACGATGTCCAGACCAAGCGTTGTCTTGCCCCAACGACGACCGCACGCAAGCACATTGAATCGCTTAGCTTCACGAAGGACTTGACGTTGCGCACGATGTGGTCGTGGCAGTTTCAGATCAATCTTCTTCGTCTTCATCGAATGCGTCTTCGTAGATCACATGGACGACCTGTGGTTCGCCGATGTGTTCTGTTTCGGTCCGTTCGATGTAGCCGCGATGCTTGCCTTTGGTCTTCAAGAAAAAGATGTTCGCCGCCGGATTGCCTTCCTTGATCAACTTGTGCAACTGCGATTCTGCAAAGTCAACGGCCACGTCGTCGATGTCGCGCACAGCCATCCGGTAGGCTTCATCGTTGCGCATCCATTCGTAGTGCGTCTTTCGTGAAATGCCGACCTTCTTTGCCGCTGTGGTCACGATCCCCAATGACGCTTCAAGCGCATCAAGCATTAATGCCTTCTTCTGTTCCGTGTCGTTGCGTGGCATATGGTTCACCGTTGCGCTTGATTTTAAGTGTTGGATCTAAGGTAAGCATCCGGTCCAAGATCACTTGACAGTACTTTGGGTCAAGTTCCATGCCGTAGCAACGTCGATCCAACTGGTGTGCGGCAACCATTGTTGTACCCGAACCCAAAAATCCATCTGCCACCAATTCGCCAGCTTTACTACTGTTTTCTATTAATGATGCAATTAAAACAACGGGTTTCATTGTAGGGTGTAATTCGGACCTAATAGGCTTGTCTGCTTTTAATACAGTAGTAGGTGTTTTGTCTGATAATATGTTTTGAAGCAGATCAAACAGTTCGGCTTTATGTAATTTTTTTATGTCAAGTGTATCTTCAATGACTGTTGTTTTGGTTCTGTCTGCGGTGAAGTAATGTCCCGCGCCCGGCTTCCATCCGTAAAAACAAGATTCGTGCTTCCAGTGATAATCATGCCTTCCCATAACTAATGCATTCTTAACCCAAATAAGACATTGTTTTACAGGTATGCCTGCGTCAGCCATTGCCCTTCTAAA